CTGCCGCCACCCAACACCGGAGCTAAGAAGCCGCGGCCGCCCGCGCCAGCTCCTCAAGTCGGGCATCAAGGCGCGTGAGCCAGTCCAGCCGCTCGGCATCGTAGCCATGCCGGTTATAGACCCCGACCACGCCCGGCAGCATGTGCCCCAGCACCGACTCGGCCACCTCGGCCGGGCAGCCCATGGCGGCCAACTGCGTGCGCACCGTGCGCCGCAGATCGTGGGGCGACCAGTGCGTCACCGTCAGGCGCGGCCGTGGCTGCGCGCCCTTGTCCGTCGTCTTGCAATAGGGCTGGTGGTGGTAGACGCCGCTCTGCACCGCCTTCTGCTCGATCGGCCGCTCCGACCCATCCTCGGCCCTGACCGCTGAGGCGAAGAGATACCGCTCAGCGGCCCCGAGCCGGCGCAGCACCACGGCCTTTGCCCGGCCGATCAACGGCACCCGCAGATCCGACGCGCCGGCGCGCTTCGCGTTCTTCGTCTTTTCCTTCGGAATCGTCCACCACAGCCCAGTCGGCTCGTCGGTGATCTCGCCCTTTTCCATGGCCACGATCTCGGCGCCGCGCGTGCCGGTCCACAGGTACAGCGTCACCACATCCGCGATGGTGCGGCTGAAGTTCGGCAGCCAGTTGGCCAGCGTGCCGATCTCCTTCTCGTTCAGGACCCGCGACGCGGCCCCGACGTGCTTGCCGGCGATCTTCTTGCCGAGGGTGCGCGGCATCTTCCCGCGCCAGACCTGGCGCCACCAGTTGGGCGTGTTCTCCGGCAGCCGGCCGCTGTCCAGCCCGTAATCGTAGGCAGCGCCCATCTCCTGGCGGACCTGCCCCATCAGCACCGGCCGGTCGGACAGGGCCTGCAGCAGGTCGTAGGCCTCGCTGCGCAGCACTAGGTGCGCCGGCCGATCCGCGATCGGCACGGTGTGCTGCTCGAGCAGCCTGCGGACCTCGGAGCGGCCCTTGGGCTTGCGGTGCAGATCGATGTGGCCGGCCAGGTAGTCCTGCACCAGATCCGCCACGCTGTAGGGTCTGACCTTCTCGGCGGCCACTGCCGCCAGCTCCTGGCGCCGCGCCGCGCGCTTCTGCAGCTGCACGTCGACGCCGCCGGCGCGGGCGTCGCGTCGCTTCTCCCACTCCACCGCCGCGGCCGGGTAAGACATCGCCGGCCACTCGCCGAGCTTGACCTGGCGCATGCCGCCGTCCACCGGCGACTTGTAGCGGTAGATCCAGCTGCGCCGCGACCCGGTGGCCGTGAGCCGCAGGCCTGGATGCTCCTGTAAAGTGAGGTGGTCTCCGGGCTGTAACAGCTTGGCGTCGCGGCCGTCGAAGGGCATGGCTACTCCTGAGCAGGCGTAGCTTTTTCGGGGCTCCGGCGTAACTTTTCGGTTCGGCCGGCGTCACTTTTTCTCGGTGGGACGGAAAAGCTACGCTGCGGCGGCAAGTGTAGCCGTGTTTAGGCAAGCGTTGTCGGGTTGGAACGGTTGAGCGTCGATTGGCAGAAAACGTAGAGGAATCAAGCAGTTGCAGCCTGACACGTCGAAGAATCAACGACTTGCGGAGAAGCCGAAGCCGCCCGTTACACCCATGATGGTCCAGCGGCGCTCATTGGGGAAAACTCACCAGTGATGGAGAAGTTACGCCGGAAGCTACGCCGCGCGGCGAGACCTCACCCGCCCTGCACGCAATGCAGCCCCGCCCGCCTAGCCGGCGCGCGTTCGCACTGAAAGCCCGCGCGGCGCATCGTGGCCTCGACGTCGCGCCAGCGCTGCGGCTGGTCGTACCTGGCGTTGAACCAGTCATAGGTGTCCAACACCGCCCACTCGCGCTTCTCGGCTTCAGTCAGGCCCTGGACCCAGTCGCGGTTCGCCACCGGCAGCACGCGGTCCAGCACCGAGGCCGGCACCGCCTTGTTCAGGACGCGGCTGATCGGCAGCAGCTTGGGCACGTACCAGGACACGACGCGATAAAGCCGCTCGTCGCCCCACAGGTACGGCCGCAGCAGCCAGCGCAGGATGTACTTCTGGTGCAGGAAGGTGTACCAATAGCGTTTGTACCAGCTCACCCCCATCTGGCCGCCCGGCTTCACGGTGCGCGCGATGTTGGCCAGGGACCGCAGCGGGTCGGGCGTGTGCTGGATCACGCCGATCGTGAAGGCGGCGTCGAACGTGCCCGGCTCGAAGGGAAGTTCCAGCAGGCTGGCCTGCACCACGGCCACGTCCAGGCCGGCAGTGGTCTTCGCGCAGGCTTCGACCGCCTCGGACAGATCCACCGCGACCATGCGGGCGCCGGCCCGGGCCGCGATGTCCGTGAAGCGCCCGGCCCCGCAGCCGCCATCGAGCACCAGCTTGCCCTTCAGGTACTCGGGCGTGAAGCCGGTCTCGCCCCAGAAGCGCTGCGCCGAGTGTGCGTGCTGGGTGGTGTCGATCTGGGTGAGGTCGTGCTTGTTCCACTGCAGGCCGAAGCCGCCGGCGTAGTGGGAGTCGACGAAGCGAGGGATGCCGTTGACGATCGGGTACGGCCTGGCGCCCCCGAGCAGCTGGCCGTTCTGTTCGGTCAGGCGCGCGCCGGTTTTCGGGCACCGCAGGTGCTCCAGGATCCAGGGCTGCGATAGAGATGTCACGATGAGTCCTTCAGGCCGGTGGGGGAAACCGGCATTGTTGACTCATCCGCGGGTAGTGTCTAGCTGCCTACTTTCCTACGCGGTTCGCTGCCAAAAGTACACGACGAAATAGGGCTGCACGACATTCAGATCGGTGTGCGCGTTCGGCTGTGTCACGGTGTGGGTGAGTGCGGGCGATGCGACCGCGGACGTCACCGTGTTGTTCACGAGGCTGCTCACCACCGCTGTCGCTCCGCCGGCCGTCACGCCCGCAGTGCTGCCGGTGACGTTCGAAGTCACGCCATGCGTGTGCGCCGCATGGTCAGCCACGGCCGTGCCGGTGTGCGCGCTGATCGGCTTGGTCTTCGCGCCGGCGGTCTTGCCCACCGTGTCGAAGTCGGGGTCCAGCGCATCCAATCCCACCAGCACGCGGCCGGCGGCAAAGGCGGACCAGGTGCCGTAACCGAGCAACGTGGCTGGGTTGGTGGGAACCACCGATGTGAAGACCGAACCGACTGGCCACGCGCTGGGAGGCGTCGGCGTTGGCCACGTGAGTGGGTCGCGGCGGGTGTCCTGGAGTGCGCCTGGTGCGGCCATGTGCTTTCCTTCAGGCGACCGCTGGCGCCATGCCCAGCGCGGCGGCGACGTGATCCGGCTGCGGCACGTTGGGCAGGTCCCAATGTGAGGCGCCGCCGATGCGCACGCCCAGGTAGAACTCGTCGGCCAGCTGCTCGTCATAGCCCATCGCGATCACCATCTCGCGCAGGATGCGATCGCAGGTCTCGCGGTCATACTTGCGGCTGGTGTAGAGCGCGTCGTGGATGTAGCCGGCCTCGTTCGCCTTGCCGCCGGCCAGCAGGAAGATCAGCGGCAGGCGCGGGATGCTGCAACCGTCGCTGAGGAACCCTTCGGGCGCCTCGACCCAGTCGTTGACCACGCAGGAGTAGAAGCGCAGCCGAGCCAGCAGCTTCCACAGCGGCGCAGGCAGCTCCTGGGTCTTCACGACCGGCACGAACGGCACCTCGAAGTGCGGCGCGAGGGTGATGCTCACAGACCGGTCCACCACGCAAGCCACGCAAGCCAGGCGGCGTTCGCGACCAGGATCACAGCTTCGGTCCTTGCGCCGGTTGCGTCACGACCGAGGCCGGGCCCGGGGGCAGCAGGATCGGCGCGAACGACGGCAGCACGCTCAGCGCCTTGCCGGCGATGGCTTGTCCCTGGAACGCGGTCGAAGCGCCCTCCTGCACCATGACGGCACAGCCATCCTTCGTCGACTGCGCGATGATGCTCCGGCCCGAATATTCCTTGCCGTCGGTCGCGTTGAACTTGCAGCCGCCCTCCGCGGTGGGCTCCATGCTGTAAGCGCTGTGCCCGGCGTCGGTGAGGGATGCGCAGCCGGCCAGGGCCAGCGCGGTCAGGATGATCATCATGGCGGTTTTCATGGCTGAGGCCTTTCTTCAGGGGTGAGGATCTGGGCGACGGCCTGCTCGTGGTAGGCGTCCCAGGTTTCGGGGTGTGGCTTGCCGGGTCGCCAGTTGCGCAGGTAGTAGGCCCACCCCTCGGACGCCGGAGCGCTCAGGGCCGGCAGCGGCTTGGGGTCGGTCCACAGCAGCAGCCGCGCGAATGCCGCGGCCAGCACGTCGTCGAATTCCAGGCGGGCGTGCACCAGCACATCGTCGAAGCTCACGCCGCGCTCAGTGCACACCCAGCGCGCCAGGTCGGCGCTCTTGGGGTGCGTCATCACGCCGCGCACGCCGCCGGCGCGCTCCATCTGCCAGAAGCCGCGGGCCGGGCCCCTCGTGTACGGGTCGCTGGTCTTCTGCGCGCGGTACTGGAAGCGGCTTTCCTGCAGCCCGATGGCGAGCAGCTCGACGCGGGCCTCGCGCGACTCCATGCGCGCCGGCAGGAGCGCCATGGCCGGGCCGATGGCTTCGTGCAGGATGGTGTCGAGCAGGATCATCCGAGGGCCTTCTGTGCGCGCTGGGCCGCCCACTGCTCGACCAGCGTGATTGCGTTCGTGCCCATGTGGCCGGCGATCCCGGCCAGCGTGGCCGTCAGCAGCGATGGGGCGCCCATCCACTCGCATATCCAGAAGCACAGCATGCCCGCAAACGCGCTGGTGGCCAGCTCGCCGATCAGGTGGTGGATGCTCCAGCCTGGCAGCTCACCCTTTCGCACCTTCGCGTACCAGGAAGCGAATCCCCCGGCCACGGCGATGCCGATGATCAGCGCGTACTGTTTCAGCGGGTAGTCCAGCGGGTTCTTTGCGATGGTCTGCGCCGACGCCGCCATCGGCATCAGGAGATACATTGATAGCAGCAGTTGAAGAACGATGCGGTCCATCGGCGCACCCTATTGCTGGTGCGCCTGCGCTGCCTTATGGGCAGCGATGACGGCCGGCGTCCATGCCGCCGCGCAGATGGACTGCACGTTCGCCGGCTGGGCGCTGACGTCTTGCCCCGGCATGAGGGACGTGCGGTGGACCACCCGCGCCACCTCCACGCCATCGCTTTCGATGACGCGCGACTGGCGCACCGTGACGACGCCGAGATCGGCGACAAGGATCTGGTCGATGAGTGTCTTTTCAGTGAGCATGATCTAGGCTCCTTCGGCCGCTGTTTTCAGGTGGGGGCGTTGTAGCTGATGACGCCGTACAGTTGCACGGTGCCGCCAGATGGGAGATTGCTGACGTGGAGGATGTACATCACCGCTGCAGTGTTGGACGCCCACAATTCGATCCAGTTTTTGTTCTGGTTCACGACCGAATTGATCTGCGTGTAGCCGCCCAGCGTGACGCCGGTGTACATCACAGTGCCGACGGCCAGACCGTAGGTAATGTCGGACGTGTACGGCAGGCCAGTGATCTGCACGTTGCCGACAGCGGTGGTCCAGGTGAACGAGGATGTGTTGATCGAAAAGGTCACGGTGACCTTGCGCCCGATCTTGGTGTAGGTCCCCAGCTGGGTGCCGTATGTGACAGCCAGGTCGCCGGGCGTGCTCGCCGTCAGTACCGGCGTCCAGGTGCCCTCTTCATAATCGTCCAGCGTGTTCGCGTCGGAGGACTGGACCTGCGCGGTGGGGAACGACAGCCACTGCGCCCCCAGCACCTTGAAGTCCTTCGCGAAGTTGCCGGGGCCGCGCCACGTCCCGGTGTAGATCGTATCGATCGTCGCGGCGTCGATCATCGGCGTGAGCACTTCCAGCCCGTAGCAGGCGCCCCCACCCAGCACGAAGGCGGTGCGGTTGACGCCCACATCGCCGCGAATGCGCGGGCTGATGATCGTCGTGTTGTAGCTCGAGGAAAGGTCGAACGCGCAGCCGTTCGTGCTGGGCTGATACAGGCCGCCCAGGAACACGTTGCCCTGCGGGTTGAGTTGCGTGGCGACCGACTTCGTGTTGACTTCGAAATACGGCGAGACGAACGTGCAGCCGGTGCAGGCGTACAGGTTCAGCCCGATCTGGCTCGAGCTGAAGTCACCGCGGATCTCGTTTGCATAGCCGGCCACCTGGAAGCCGATGCTGGCGATGGACAGGTCCGCAGCGCCCGTCGTGCGCATGTTGAAGTTGTTGCGGTTGACGTTGTTGCTGCCGCACGCGACGGTCGGGATTGCCAGGCCGCTGCTGTTGCCGGCCGTCAGCTTGAACTCGTTGTCCCAGCAGTAATTGATGAAGATGGTGTTGACCGAGAATGGCCCGCTGACGCTCATGTCGATGCGAGCCCCCGTGAGGAAGGAGAATTTCACTCCGTACTGGTAGGACGCACCAGCGGCGCATTGCACCGCGAAGTTCCCGCTCCAGATCGGGCTGTACGTCGGGGTGATCGTGCCCCCGTCATAGTCGAGGATCGACGTGCCGCCCACCGAAGTGCCGTAGATGTTGACGTTGCCCAGCGCCCTCATCTCGATCCGGCTCGCCCCCACCAGGTTCAGGCTCGTGATGTTGTAGCCGCCGGCCGGCCATTCCAGTGTGACCTCGGTCTGGGTTCCAGAGAATGTCTTCGCGTGCTTGATTGCTGCCTGCACGGCGGCTGTCACGTCCACCAGCCCGACCCCGCCGGCGCGCACGTCGGCCTTCTGCGCTGGTGACATGAAGTCGAAGACGCTGACACGATCACGCAGGATGTCGGACAGCGCGCGCGCGACCGCGCCGACGGCGCTGCGGATCCAGCCGAGCAAAGAGGAGCCAGAAGATGCGGCGAGGTCGGTGCGCAGTCCAACGTCAGCACCGGTGCCGATGGACGCGACCGGGTCGCCTCCCGCGTCGAAGGCAAGATACTTGCCCAGGCGAGCCGACCTGGCGGGGATCGTGTCGGCCGCGGGGGAGCCGTCCGAGATGGGGAACTTCAGCGTGCGCCCGATCTGATCCAGGAATTGCTGCAGCCCCAGCATCATGCGATCGGCCATCTTTTCGACGCTCTTGGCGGGGAAAGGGCCGTTCGGTGCGAGCACCGTCGGCTGGGTGTATGGCATTTCGCGCAAGATCACGACGCTGGACAAGTTCGCCGGCGCCGTGACGAACGTCACGGTTCCCGATGTGCCGCCAGCTCCGCTCGTCGTGAATCCCCCTCCCTGCTTCACGTCGTCGATGTACACGGCGACATCGCTATTTGCCAGGAATGGGTACGGGACGGCAAAGACGGTCGTCGCACCGTCTCCGGTGTACGCGACGCGTGCGGTCGTGGAGCTGACAGTCATCTTGCGACCCTCGATTCAATCGGGGCGGCCGACGTGCGCGTGTGCTCGCGCCTCGTTCAGTCGCTATGTCGCAAGTGCCCGGGTCCTTCTGAGGCTGGCCCGGTGTCCGAATTTTATTCGCCCTACTCTTCGGGGGCTAGTTCTGCTTCGATCTTCTGGGTGATCTCTTGGGCAATGCCGGCGCGCAGGTCTGGCGGCAGCGCGGCCGCGGCGCCCGCGCGGTGCGCCTGCAGGAATACCTTGGCGAACGCCCGCTTCTTCGCCAGATCCGGCATCGGGTCCCAGTTCGGGCTGTTGACCAGTTGGGTGAGCACGTCGTGCGCGAGGTGCCCGGCCTTGTCGGTGAAGATGTCGCGCTGTTCCGGGGTGAGCTCGACGTCGCCGAACTTCCCGGAGCCGCGGCCGACGTGGGTCTTCTTCGGCGCGGCGCCGGCGCTGATGTTCAGGCGGGCGGCCTCCTGGCGCACCTTGTCGTCGCTCTCGGCGCTGACGGTCACCGGCGAGATCCCGCCCAGGCGCTCGGTGCTGGCGACCGGCTCGCCGAAGACGTCGCGCTTGGGCAGCAGGTCCTGGCGCAGGCCGGGCACCCGGGACTTGACCGCGTCGATCATGCCGTTCACCTGGCGCGCGATCGGGTCGTTCATCTCGGTGAGCTGGCCCACGATGTTCGGGACCGCCGAGCGGGCGAAACTTTGCAGGAAGCTCGGGCCGAAGCGTTTGGGGTCGCTCATGCCGTTCACGAGGTTGGTGATCCCCTGCAGGAAGGTCTGGTTCGTGACCGCATTGGCGAAGGCGACGGCCAGCATCTTCGGGATCTGGTCGGCCTCTTCGTCGTTCAGGTGGTCCCACACCTCGGCGACGTCGGCGGCCATGCCCATGAGGGTGCCCATCGGCTGCAGGCGGTTGTAGCTGTACCAGGTGTCGCCTACCTTGATCGAGTACGGCTGCCAGCCGGCGGCCTGCTGCACGCGACGCTTGCCGGCGTCCGGCTCCCCGGCCCCGGTGATCTGGCCGTCCAGGGCGTACATGAAGACCGTGGCCATGGCGGCCGAGCCGACGGCGAATTCGGCAATCGCCTTGTCGCGCCGGGCGCCGCCGGCCGCGAAGTCCTCGCGCCATTCCTTCAGGGCCGGCGCCAGCGGCGTGAGGCGCGCCAGTTCCTTCACGATGTTGATCGGCGTGCGGATGAAGGGGACGATGAACTCCAGGTGCCAGGCGCGCACGAACTTCTGCAGCGCCTTGCCGGCGTCGCCCAGTTCGCTGTTGAACGTGAAACGCGTGCCCGCGGCTTCGGCGGCTTCGGCCATCTTCGTCGGCGGGTTCTGCACGAGGGAGGCGACGCGCTCGCGGAATTCGCGGGTCAGCGGATTGAGGCCCTCGTCGGCGGCCTGGCGCACGGCCCGGGTGTAGAGCTCGCCGCGGGTGTTCATCGAGTTGAAGACAGCGTCCTCTGCCGACAAGGCCCGAAACGGAGTGCGGATCACCTCGCCGGCCATGCGCGCCGTGGGCGTCGAGTCAACGTCGCCGCCGATGGCCTTGCGGAACTGCTCGCTCTTGGAAAGCCGCGGATCGTCGCCGCTCTTCAGGATCTGCCAACCGATCTGCAGGCCCTCGCGCGCGCCCTCGATGGCGCCGGTCAGGCGGGCGATTGGCTCCATCGGATGGACCTTGTCGACGCCGGTGCGCATGGCGCCGATGCCGGAGGCGACCAGATCGATGGGCGCGCGCATCAGCATGAAGGCGCTGTTGCCCAGGACGTTGGCCATGTGCGTGACCGGCCCGGACAGGATGCCAGCCTTCCATGCCTCGATTACCTTCTCCCAGGTGGTGGCCTTGACGGCGTCGCGCGCGAACGCCAGCGCGCCGGCGGCCGAGTCCATCTCGCCGATCTTGCCGGCCAGCTCGCCCAGCTTGGAGATGTCGGTGCCGTACATCGTCAGCACGTCCTGAATCTGCTTGACGCGCTCGGCATCGCGGGCGGTCGACTTCAGGATGTTCAGGGCCCGGCCGGCTTCAGCCCGAGCGCCCAGGAACTGCTGCTGGACCAGCGCGGCGCGCTCGATCGCGGCATGGAAGGACAGCGCGTCTTCCGGCGTGGCGCTGGCGCCCTTGGCCTGGTAGTCGCGGGCGGCGCGCACCATGTCCTCAGCGGCCCCAATGGTCAGCTGCTTGCGGGCGAGCAGTTCGGCGGCACCGGCCGGCGTGCCAGGCTCGCGCGGCATGATCAGGGCTGGGTCGATCCCGCCGACGGTGTCGGACAGCATCTTGGCGGTCTCAGCGCTGGTCTGCTCCCATGACACGGTGCCGCGGCGCTGGGTCTGGATTTCGTGCGTGTAGACCTGGGAGAGCCGGGACAGGGCGGCAGCCGCGTCTTCGGTGGTGTTCAGCAGGTTGTAATTCACGTGCGTCGGCAGCGCCGGCTCGCCCGGGGATTGCGGGATGTCCGCGAATGGCGACTGCGCGACCTCGGCGGCCTTGTCGCCCGGCACGATCATGCGGGCGCGCTCGGCGGCCGCCAGGGGCGCGTAGGCGCGCGGGATGGCGTCGGGGCCTGCGGATGGTTCGGCAGCTGCCGCGCGCGGCTCCTGCGCGCCCCCTGGTGCCTCGGCGGCCGCTTCGCTCTTGATCCCAAGATCGCGCGCGATGGTCGGATCGGCTTTCGCGTCCGCGACCACCTCGGCCGGCGTCTTGCCGGTCCTCGCGTAGATGTTGCGCAGCGCCGGCGCCACGGTGCCGGCCGCCTTCAGCCCGCCCAGCACGATCGCCGCGTCGACGAAGTCCTGCGCGGCCGGCGCGTGGCCCTCCAGGGCGCTGCCCACGGTGACCATGGTGGCGAGCTCGGCGGCCGTTGGCGCGGCCACCTGGGCGACGACGGGCGCCGCGGCCGGCAGCAACGCCTTCGCCCCGATGCCGGCGCCGCCGGTTGCCGCACCGGTGAGCCAGCCCTTCGTGGTCTCCCAGATCATGCCGCTCGCCCGGTTCCAGAAGTCCCCGAAGCTCTTGATGCTCGGGTCGTCGGTGCCGTACATGTCCATCAGCATTGCGCGTAGGCCGGCCGGAAGCGCGAAAGCAGCGCCGGCGCCGGTGATGGGAGCAGCCGGGCCGCCACCGGCGCCGCCGATCACGCCCCCCGCGGCCATGAACGGCAGATCGCCGGTCACCTGGCCGACGTTCGCCGCGGCGCGGTTGTACCAGGGCGCGTCCGGATCGGGCTGCATGGATGGCGCCGCGCCGCGCGCGAGCAGGCCAGACACCGAAGTCTGCAGGCCGGCCTCGAGCGCTTCCAGGAAGGTGGTGGCCTTCTGCGGCGCCGGGCCGCGGGCGGAGAGGTTGCCCTTCATCAGGCTGCCAACGCGGGCGGCAGCGTCCGGCGCCGGCTGATCTGCCAGGGGAGCGCGCTGCCACGAGGCAGGCGGCGGCTCGACCGCGGTCGGTGCGGCCGCAACAATCTCGGGGGCGTCTTGCCAACCGGCCATCAGGGTTTCACCCTCACCTTGCCGTCAGGGCCGACGAACTGGGTGCCGCTTTCCAGGGCTGCATATTCGGCATCGCTGGCCACGCGCGCCGGCGCGACGCCTACCTTGCCGGACGCGGTCGGGTTCTTCGGCGCGCTGCCCTTGCGGATGGCCTCTGCCTGCGCCGCCACTGCCTGCTGCGGCGTCTGCAGGAAGGACATCACCCGCTCGGGCTTCAGCAGGTATTCGGCGCTGCCAGGCGTCAGCAGCGCGCGCGGGTCCTTGCCGGCCTTGATGTAGGCATCGACCTGGTTCTGCACGTCCAGCGAGAACCGGTAGGACGCTTCCTCGGCGAGCTCGGGCTGGACGCGGCCGATGATGCTGCCGGCGAGCATGGTGCGCGCGCTGGTGCGCACGTTCTGCAGGTCCTTGGTCAGGCTGCGGCCGCTCACCGACTGCTGCTGGTCGACTTCCTTCTTCAGCCAGTCGTAATCCTCGCGGTTGATGCCTTTGCTGCCCGGACCGCCGCCCGGCTTGAACAGCGGCACCAGCTGCTCGGCGTAGCGGATTTTCTGCGGGTCGTCATCGGGCAGGTGCACGCGCCGGAAAGCCTCCTGCACGGCGGCCGGGTCGCTCTTCGTGGAGATGCCGATCGCTTCCTTCTGGTTGTGGTCCAGCATGGCGAGGATGCCGCGCTGCGATTCTGGCGGCACGACCGTCCATGCGGTGCGCGCCCCGGGCGCGGCCAGCAGATCGTCCAGCGTCGTGGGCTTGGCGCTGCCCTTGCCGGTGCCGGTGGCCAGTTGCGTCAGGATGCCATGCGCTTGCTGCTGCACCGCGACCTGGTTGGCGATCTGGTTGTTGAAATGGGCCTTGACCTGCGCCACGGCCATGTCACGAAACACCGGGTCACCCGGGTGCGTCCTGTCGGCCTCCTGCTCGGCCTGGCCGATCAGGTCCAGCATCTGCGCTCGCATGCCGGTGGCGTTCGCCGTGGGTGCGCCCACGGTTGCGGCCTGCTGCTCGGCGGCATCCACGCGGCCCATCCACGCGGTCTGATTCTTCGCCTGGCTCGGGTCGGCGGCGATGATCTCCTGGTACTTCGCGCGCCGCAGCTGCGCCATCTTGGTCACGTCGCCACCCGACTGCGCCAGGATCTGCTTGGCGAACGGCACCCCCTGATTCACGGCCGCGTCCATCGCCATCAGGGCGGCGCCCGGCGGCAGGTTGTCGCCCCCGATCGCGTTCCAGTAACGGTCGCGGTATATCTGTGTGGCGCCCTGCTTGGTCAGGCTCTTGACGTCGACGTCCGGGTTCGCCTTCTGGTTGATCCCGAAGTTCACCGGCGCGCCGCTGTTGCCGTCGCTCGCGTTGTATCCGCCCTCTTTCGAGAGGACGAACTGCACGGCGGAATCGAAGCCGGAAGGCGCCGTGCCGCTGGCGCCAGGCGTCGCGCCGCTGATCACCTTGTCGGCGATGGTGCGCGCTTCGATCGGCAGCACCGCCTGCTTCACCTGGTGTTCGAGGACGGCCATGTTCGGGCCGGCCAGCTCGGCGGCGTGCTCCTGGACGTAGTCGCGCGCGGCCAACGGGTCGGCCACGAGCAGGCGCTGCGCGACGGCGGTGCGCGTGTTGCGCACGAACTCCTTCGCGCGCTCGGCCATCATCTCGGCCGACTGCCCATGCGACAGGCCGTACTGCTGGATTTCGTACAGGCCGCCGGCGATGGCACCGTCCGCGTACTTCGGATCGTTGAAGTGGTCGACGGCGCTGGCCATCTTGTCCTTCACGACGGCATCGCTGGTGTGCGCCTGCCAGACCTGATTTTCGCGGTCGGCGTGCCGGTAGGCGCCGTCCATCTCCATTTCCAGGTGACGGCGCGACATCGCGTCGAACATGCGCTGCTGGTTCTCGTTCTGCAGCGTGGCCCGGGTCTGGGTGCGAATCTGGTCGACCACGCCCTCGGTCTGCGGGAGCGCGCGCACGGCGTCGGCACCCTGCTTGGCGAAGTAGCCGTCCTTCGGGTCGTACAGCGCGCTGCGCACCGCGGGGCTGAATCTGTTCGCATACACGTCGTTGACGGCCGCCGCGTCGTGCAGGTCCTGCTGCTGCAGCGCCGCGGCGTTGATCTTCTCGACGCCGCCCTCGACAGCCGTCAGGCCGCGCCCGATCGCGTCCGACACCGCCGTGGCCTGGCCGTAGGGCTGCTGGCCGCCGCCGCCGAGGCTGACTTGCTGCTGGTACGGAAGAACTGGCATCAGGAACCCCCGAGCGGCAAACGCTTTTGCCACTGCATGACGCCGCCGTAACCGGACAGGCCGGCGGCGCCGGCGTTGAGGAACCCGCCGATCAGCGCCGAGGACGCGTTATTGCCGTACTGGGTGGCGGCGGTGCGCTGCAGCGTCGACTCGCTGTCCAGGCCCTGGCCCTTGAGCTCGCCCATGTAGCGCGTGTTCAGCGCGTCCAGTTCGGCGTTGCCGGTGGACTGGCGGTAGATGTCGGCGCCGGTGCCGTCCAGGCCCTGGCCGCTTTGCACGATGCCCGCACGCTCGCGCCCGAGCTGCACGGCGGCCTGCCGGCGCTGCGCCTCCTCATTGGCGCCGGCCTGCTGCCGAACGGCGGTGGCGTTGTTCGTGGCCACCTGCGCGTTGTAGTTGGCCATGTTCTGCTGCGCCTTGGCCTGCTGCGAGGCCGCGCTCGCGCTGACCAGTGCGCCACCCGCGCCTGCGATTGCCGCGACGATCGGAAGCCATGCCATCACTGCACCCTTGCGTAGAGGTCGTGGTCTCGCCCCTCGGGCGTGAACGCGGCCATGTGACCCTCGAACCGGAAGCCAAGCGCGCGTACCCACTTGCGCGCCGCCATGAACTCGGGGTCGACGTAGGCCTCGACGCGCCGGAAGCGCCCGAGGTTCAGTTCGCGCAGGCATGCCCGGGTGACGATCAGCAGGCCGCGCGGCCCGAGGTCGGCCGACAGCAGCGCCCAGGCGCTGGCCCGGTTCTCCCAGATCGGCAGCAGCCCGGCGCACGCCAGCGTCGAGCCGTCGTCGGCGACCAGCGAATAGCACAGCCCGTTCTCATAGGTCCGGATGTACTCGGGCGTGAAGAACTCGCGCAGGTGCGCCTGCGCCGGCTGCAGCAGCAGGTTCTCCAGGTGGCCGGCGCGGAACGGGTAGACCTTCATCCCTTGTCACTCACGAGGGACTGCGGGAAGACCGCGACGATGGTGCCGGGCAGCGGATCATCCTGCTGGAAGCACAGCCACGGGTTGAAGTTGTAGCCGTCGGTGTCGGTCGGCCAGTTGAATTCCTTGTCGCCAGTGAACAGCGGGATCGCGGTGTCCATCGCCATGCTCGGCGTGCGAAAGTCCATCTCGTCCAGGATGTCGAAGGACGGCCCGAACTTCAGGCCCACCGTGTTCTGCAACCGGACCACGCCCTGCGGGATCTTGGTCTTCTTGCCCTGGCTGGTGCCGTCCTGCGCGCCGGCGTTCAGGCGCATGGTCTGCATGCGCGCGCACAGCGGAAGCCCGATGCTGACCACTGAGGCCGGCGTGTCCAGCGTCACGGCGCCCGCCGCCACAACCTGCTGCGGCCGCACAGCGCCGTCGGCGATGATCGAGACCGTCTGCCCGTTCAGGTGGTCCAGGCCAGAGAAGGTAGTCGCCGCCGCGCCGTTGTAGCTCAGGCCGCAGTCCACGTAGAACGCGCTGGTCAGGGGGGTGTCGTCGGCGAACTCGGCCTCCAGTAGCTCGACATACCGCCGCGTCACTCCCGCAATCGTGCGGTTCACGATCATCCACAGCTCGTTGCGGTCCGCGCCCGCGATCGAAGAGATGCACTCGACGGACCCGTTGGTCATCGGGTGCCGATGCCAACCGCCGTGTGGCGGGTTCGCGTACTGCTCGCGGCTGTACGTCATCGCCACCAACTGGCCGTCCGAGCGCCGCGCCCACACGATGGAAGACGGGTCCTGCTGATAGGCCAACTGGTCCAGCCGGGGGCGCGGCACATGCTCTGCGTACAGCGTCTGATCGTTGCTGCCCCCATTGTTGCCATAGGCGTCGTAGACCAGGTCGCGCAGCTTCACGCCCAGGCGCTGCACGAACAGGAGCGCCGGCCCAACCTTCACTGGCACCACGTTGCGCGACCCGATCCCCGACAGCAGCTGCGCCGTCACGTTGTCGGTGCCGAACGGCTGGTTCTCGGTCTGGCTCTTGACCGCGAATTCCTCGCTGCCCGTGCCCACCATCAGGGCCTCCACCGTGGGGCTGAGCACGCGCATCCAACAGATGTCATCCTGCTGCTCGCTGGGCAGGCGCAGCTTGATCGACGAGTCGGCCACCACCAGCCCGTTGTCGTCGAACTCGTTGAAGTTCTCGAAGTCGGCGGCCGTCGACAGCCAGATCTGTTGCCCCCGAGCGAAGGCCAGTCGCTCGCGGAAGAATGCGGCGTGACTCGGCCAACCCTCCACGTCGGACCATGCGCCGAACGCCCACCGATTGGTCGGAGCGCTGACGACGCCGGCCGGAAGGGAGTCCACGCCGCCGGCGCGCATCGCCACGACGATGCCGGTGACGGTCGTCGCGTTGGTGTAGCCGGTGATCAGAACCGCCCCATACGTCAGCCCGTCGAAGCGCCACAGCACGCCGCACAGCTCGGGGCCATTGGGTATAGCCTGGTTGCGTCCATCGTAGGCGCTGCCATGCGTGTGCAGCGGCCGATCGGTTCCGCTGCGGACCTCGCCCTTGGGGGCGACCACGGAAAATGTGGTCGTGCAGGTGTAGCTGCGGTTCCCGCTTCGGCAGGTCAGGCCCGAGGGATTGGCGCCGGTGCCGCTGGCCAGCACGGCGTAGCCTTCCCACGGCTTGGTGGCGCTCAGGTCCTGCAGCTCGAGGTAGAACAGGCTGTTCACGTGGCCTGGCAGGAAAACGCCGGTGCTCGCCGTGAGGGTGATGTTTCCGGTGGTCGCGCTGGCCTGCACGGTGGTGGTCGTCAGGTTCAACGTCTTGAACGGGCCGCCCACCGTTTGCAGCGGCGCGATCGTCCAGTTCGTCGGGCCGAAACGCGTCAGCTTTTGCTGGGGCTTGCCCTGCAGGCAGATGTACACCACATCGGCCGACTCGGTCGCGCGGATCGTCAGCGTGCCGTCGGCGCCGGTGAGGTCGGCCGCGGTGTACGGCGACGGAATTTCGTAGATGTTGCCGGTGAGCGCGTACCAGTACGTGGAGTTGGGCGGCGCGTTGCCGGTGGTGGCAGCAATGCAGTAGTAGTTCACGCCGCCTTGCACGACCAGGGCGCCAACTGCGTAGGCCGTCGCGCCGTTGTACGCGGCCACGCCGGAGACGACGACCCGGGCCTGATTCGAATAGAACCGCACGTAGCGGTCCCCGAATTCGAGCATGTATGCCTGGGAGGTGCTGAACTGGAAGGGCACGAGCCACGTGCGATTGACCGACGCCTTCACCTCGCCGACGAAGCGCGTGCCGCTGCGGCGCACGAGCGGGCCCTGAATGAGCGGAATGTAGTTCTCGCAGACGCGTAGGCCCGCCTGATACTTCTCGGTCTCGACGCGGCCCTCCAGGCGGGGGGACAGCTCGCCCGCGTTGAAGCTGGTGAGGCCCGGGCTGGCGCGGCCCATCTACAGCCTCCCCACCATCCACGAATCGTCGGCGATGGCGACCGGCGCGCGCTCGATCGCGTTGGCGCGCACCGCCTGCTTCAGCGCCTCGGTGTAGTCGTTCGCCGCGGCGTCCTTCTTCGTGTTCGCCCCGGTGATCTCCTCGCACGCCTCATAGGCCAGGCGCGCGGCCAAGGCCATCACGAACAGGGCGTCGAACTGCGTCTCGTCGGTGACGTTGCGCACATACCGGATGCGCAGCGGCGCGGTGAGGTCGGTGAGTATCTGCCCCGACTCAATCGACCATTGGCTGTTGTCGTCGGTGACGTAGTTCGACAGCGCAGGCGCGGCGAGCGTGTCGCCGGCCTGGATGAGTGACAGGTAGTCGGCCGGGAGCTGGTACGCATACCCGAAGCCGAAGGCGGGCACCGCGGCCAGTGCGCCCAGCGATGCCCGCGCGATGGAGAAGTTCCACCGGCTGCGGCGCAGCTCGGCCTGCCGCACGAGGTCGTAGATGTCGGTCATCACGCGCGCCGGCTTGCTGCCGTCGGTCAGCGCGGTAATGCGGCCGGCGCCCAGCTTGTGGATCGCCAGATTGATGATCTGGATCTGCGATGCCGCCATGCACCGCTCCCGTTACGCGGGCGGCCAGATGTGCGTCTGTTCGATGTACTCGCCCAGCTTCTGGATTGCGTCCAGCACCAGGCGCTTGGCGTTCGTGCCGGTCATCGTCGGCGTGTACGCGGCCAGCGCGGCGAAGTCGACGGTGAGCTCGATCGGATTGTTGACGGTCGCGGCGCCCACCTCGTTGGTGACCTGATACGCGGCCTGTTCGGGCTTGATGCCGTAGCGGCGGGTTGCCATGTGCGTTCTCCTGGCGGTTCAGAAAAAGGACCGGGAGCACCCGCCCCCGGCCAAGGCCCTTGCGACGGGGATCAGGTGCCGTTGTCGACGTACTGGACTTCCAGGCCGACACGGCCGGCAACGCCGGTGTTCGCGGCGGTCACGGCGACGCCGATGTCGAACGTGCCGCCCGGGTCGGCGGCCAGGCCGATGGCCTGCCACAGCGGCTTTTCGCGCGCATCGGTCGGGTACGCGTTCGCGTTCGCGTTGGTCACGTCGGTGCGGTTCTGCGCCGTGGCCAGGGTCTGCGCTGCGGCGAAAATCGTGTCCGAGCCCGCGGCCGCCGGCACGCCGGTGGTCACGCCCGCGGCATTCACCGTGTTCTTGAACACGCCGATGTTTCCAGCAAGCAGGGTCATGCCGGCGGGCGCCGTCACGTACACCGCGCGCACCATCGCGTTGGAGGGCACCGCCACCAGCGGGTAGTACGACGTGGCCGAGTCGGCGGCGCCGACGGCGACGGAGCCGACGGAACTGCGCAGGTTGCCGCGCTCGAGCCGGCCATCGCTGATGACAGCCGGGGTCGCGTCGCGGTTGGTGATCGTGGTGGATTTCGTCTGGACGATTGCCATGATGTTTCTCCTGAGATGTGGGGGTTGGCGATCAGCCCCCGCGCGAGCGAGGGCCGATCAAGCGCTTACGCGCAGGGCAGCTCGACGACCTTCTTCTCTTCCAGCCGGGTGCCGCCGAACGTGCCGAACAGGTACACCTGGTACGGCAGGCCCGCGAGGTCCTTGCGCTGGGAGACGTCGGCCGAGAGGTCCTGCCACAGACCCAGGTGCATGCCCTGCTTGACCCACATCGGGCAGCGGGCCTGCGCCGAGCCGTTGTTCGGCAAGCGCTCGGTGTGGATGAAGTCCACCTTGCCCCAGGAGTTCACAAACCCGTCGTTGACGACGGCCTTCTCGCCGTTGTAGTCGGCGTTCACGACCTGGATTTCATCCATCAGGTTGCGGTTCTGCTTGGCCGAGATCGCGCAGTAGATGCGGTCGCCCGAGGACGGGTCCCACGCTTCGTTGGCCAGCAGGATCTGGATGCCGGCCTTCAGTTTTTCCACGTTCATCCCGGTGGCGCCCGAGGCGCCCTCGCTGGCCGAGACCTGCTGGCCGGCCGGGAACGCGGTGCTCGTGGAGCCGTCCGAGCCGGTCTTGGCCGCGCCGAAGAACGCCGTGATGATCTCGTCGTCCATCGCGCGGTTCATGGCGGCCATGCCGTTCTGCACGTAGCTGGACTGCGGGTCGATCAGCAAGCGCAGCTTGTCGATCGAGTCGATCAGGTCGTTCCAGTCGTAGTCGGACGGGAACACCCAGCGGCGATCTGCCTGCGTGTCCGCGGGCGTGAGGGCCGGGTAGCGCGTGGTGCGCTTGTTGGCGACGGTCGCGGCGAACTGGTCGACCGGCACGCCTTGCTTGCCGGTGTAGGTGCCGGTGGTGACGGAACCGCGCAGGCGGCTCATCTTCTGTTGGGCCAGCAGCTGCACGTTGGTCGTGTACTGCTGCACGTAGTGGGTCGTGACGAACTGGGACATGATGCCCTCCGAAAAAGTGATGAATCACGCTCTCGAAAGGCTTGCCCAGGATCGGGGCCCTCTTGCGCTGTCAAGCCGCGCCGGTCTGCGGTCTGTCCCGCCGTCTCGTCCGGGCCCTGCTGAGCTTTCCGGATGGCCTGAATTGTGGTTGACGTTTTTGTCAGCCGCTAGGGGATTTCGGATTCCATGAAAAAGGCCCCGACGTGCGGGGCCTGCAGGCTGAGGAGCGAACCCGGCGCGTCAGGAACCAGGCTGCACGCCGTTGGCAATCGCCATCAGGTCCGTCATCTCCTTCAGCTTGCCCTTGTCGCCGCCGACGTAGGCCGCCGTCCACGTCGGGTCCATCTTCAGCGCGCTGATCTTCGCCTGCGCCTGCGCGGGCGTCATCGCGCCGTACTGACCCGGCTGGCCGTTGCCGATCATGGTGTGCTCGCCCAGGTGGCGGCCCATCTCGGCGAACATGGTGAGCATGTTCTTCGTGCCCATGGCGAGCTCCAGCTTCGTCATCAGCGCCTGGCGCTCCTGCGGGTTCGCGGCCGGGATGAACTGCGCGGCGGCGCGCCGGCCCACCTCGAGGCGCGCGTCGGCATCCTTGCCCCACTCGCCCATCAGCGCGCTGAACTCCTGGTCGGCCTTCGTGGCGGCGGCCTGCTGGTCGGCGGTGACGGCCTTGGCCGCGTGCTCGTTCCACTTCGTGGCCAGCAGCTCGGCCTGCTTCGGCGGGATGCCGGCCTCGTGCATCCACTGCGCGGCCGTCTTGGCGAACGCCGGGTCCGCGCCCTCGGGCACCGGCAGCTTGTAGCCGTCCGGCGTCTCCGGCACGCCCAGCTTCGTGAGGAAAGCGCGGCGCTCCTCGGGCGGCGCGTCGTCCTTCGGGACCACGATGGTGCGGCCGGCCTTGTCGAAGCCGATCAGCTTCTCCAGGTTGTAGGCCGACTCGGCCAGCGCGGCCGGGTCCTTCCAGCCCTTGGCTTCCACCCAGGTTCGCGTCTCGCCGGCGGGGATGGTGGAGAACCACGGTTCGTTCGCGGATGTACCGCTCGTGGTGGCAGCCGTTCCGTTCGTGCCGTCGCCGGCCGTGGTGGTGGTCGCGCCCGTGCCGGTGGCCGTCGTGGCTCCGGTCGTGGCAGTGGTCGTCGCTCCGGTGGTGGTGGCGCCGCTCGTCGTGGCGCCAGTTGTTCCGGTGTTCGCAAGGGCAGCAGCAGCGCTAGTCATTGGCCTCTTCCTTCAGGTTGATGAGATGGGCGTCGTCGATGTGCAGGTGAGTCAGGATCCTCTGCAGGACTTCCTGTCGTCCGATCTGCACGCCCGTGGCGACCGGATCGACCTGCTGGTGAGCGGGTGACACCACCAGGGGGCTTTCGCCCCAGCGGCAGAACCGCTTGAGGTCGGCAAGAACCGCCTCGGCTGATGGTGTGCCGTTGAAGATGGCGCGGTAGTGGCTGCGCCGCTTCAGGATGCGCTGTACGTGCGCGAACGGGTTCAGCATTCGTCGCGCGTCATCGGCCCGTCTGCGGTCGCGATCGACCACAGGCCAGGGTTCGCCTTGAACATCTCGCGCGCCTCGGCGCGGGTGGGCGCGGGCGCCGGTGCTGCGGCTGGCGCGTCGGGCGCGGGCTGCTGCGGCGCCGGCGCGCCGGCGACCATGTCGTGCAGCGCGTGCTCAGCTTGCGAGGCAGCGTCCTCGATGACGTGCACAGCGCGCTCGACGATGCTCTCGTTCGGATCCGTCGCTTGGCCTTGGCCGGGGGTGTCTTCCATGGTCTTCTCCTGTTACTGGGCGGGTTGCCCGAAGATCTGCGGCGCTTGCCCGGGTGGGCCCGCCGCGGCGAGTGCGCCGGCTTGCGCGAGGTCCTTGGCAGCGCCGGCAGCAACGGGGGCGGCCTGCAGCAGCATCTGCGCCTGCTGGGCCTGCTGGTCTTGTTCGTCGAGCGCAGCCAGTTCTTCCGGCGTGCGCAACACGCGCTCGGGAGCGCCATTCGCATCGGCCAGTGCGCGCGCCGTGCGCTCCGGATCCAGGATTCGCATGATGGTGGCGGCGCCCTGCGGACCCATCGCGGTGGCCAGCGGCGCCAGTGCGTTGATCGTGTTCAGGATGCCCACGCCCGCACCAGCCTTCTGCGCCTGGTTAAGCGGCGACTGGTATTCGACCTTGTACTCGGCGCCGGCCTCCAGTAGCACCTGCGGCGGCTCGGGAAGCAGGCCGGGAGCACCAAGCGCCTTTCGGGCCCGGTCCATCTCGAACAGGATGTCCAGCTCGCGCGAGACCATCGGGCCGCCGACGTCGGACTGCATCCGGCCCATCGTGGGCTGCAGCAACTGGCCCTTCTCCTGGGCGCGCAGCATGGCCTCGGTGGCGGTGATCTGCGGTTCCTCAACCAGGATGCGGAACAGGGTGACGAAGAAGGCGTCGTTGATCGCCTCGCGTTCCTTGTCCATCAGCTCCACGCCGATGTCGACCTGGCCCTGCGAGTTGAACGCCTGCGCCATCGGCCGGCCCTGGTTGTCGACGTAGCCGTAGTTCAGCGCGTTGGAGCGCATCGAGAACGGTGCCAGGCTGGCGTCGTCGCTCAGCATGATCGGAGGCGCGACCACCAGCTGCCCGGCACGGATGATCGTCTTCTTCATCTCGTTCAGGGCTTTGATCGAGCGCAGCACCTTCATCGCCGGGCCGCGGCCATAGGTCTCGTTCGGCGCGGTCTCGAAGCGGGGGATAGCGAACGGGAAGGTGCGATAGCCGCCTTCGCTCACGGTGGTGCGCGTCTCCTGGGCGATGTAGCAGCTCTTGAACTGCATGCCGCGGTAGTCGCGCATCCGCGTCTGGCGCTCTTCGTTCGGCCCGACGCAGTGCAGGAACCAGAACTTCGTGAGCGGCTGCTTCTCGGCGCAGTCGACGATGGCCGGCGGCAGGCGCGACGGATCGAACAGGCTCACCGCGGCCTTGGCAGTGAGCTGGAACTTGCGGTGGTGCGTGTCGATGATGCCGTGCCCGTTCTCGGCGACCCAGCTCTCGGCCAGCGGGATCGACTTGTACCGCAGGCCCATGCCCAGCACGTCATCGGTGAACAGCACGCCGTTGCCGAAGCACCCGACATCGATCACCATCTCGGCCAGCTGGCTCTGGAAATTCGCCATCGGCGAGTAGCGCGCCTTGAACAGGATGTCGGTCAGCTGCTCGAAATAGCGCTTCACCTCGGGCATGTCGGCCAGGCGCGGGTCGGCGGTCGAGAGCTTGTGCCACTGGCCCTGCTGGTTGAAGCACATCGAGATCACGGCCGCCGTGAATTTCGTGAGGGCGAGCGGGGCCGTGTCGTCGAACACCAGCTGGTCGCGCTTCTGGCCCTCGGCCACTGCGATGCGGAACTGGTTGGACGCCGGCCGCACGCGCTCGGCCACCTCGCGCCACTGGTATTCGAAGTTGCTGCGGGTCGATTCCATCTGCTCCTGCAGACGGATGCACGCGTCGGCGTTGGAGTCCGACATTGGCGGTCAGCCGGCGCTGTTGGTGGGCACGCCGATCGCCGAGCAAACGCACGCGGTGCCCGCTCCTGCGACGGCGCGGATCGGCCCTGCAGGGATCTCGAAACTCGCGGTCTTCGTTGCTGCGACCGCGATGTCCGTGGTGGTGGCGTAGTTGATGACGTTGCACCAAACGCCGCCTGGGCCCTGCAACTGCAGCCCCACCGTCGTCCCGCCGGTCATGGCCTCCACCAGGAATACGCCGCGGCCGCCGGGCCAGTTGAACGCGTTGCCGTTGCCGGTCTGCGGAATGCCCGCAGTCATCAGGTCAAGTCGAATGCGACGTGCCATGGTTTCAGCTCCCGAGCAGCCGGGCGGCCGCAGTTGTGACCGGGCCGGAGCCCGAGGATTGGATGTTTGCCTGGGTGCCGCGGCGCCGGCGGAACGCGTCGGCGTTGTCGCGTGCGTTCGCGTCGGCCTGCGCCATCGTCGGCGGAGGCGCAGGAGGCGGGGGGAGCGGAGGTGCTGCAGGTGCGCTGCCGAAGGACATGCTCAATCTCCTACGTGGTAGTCGGAGATCGCAAAGGCAGGCCGGTCTTTTCTGGGCTCCTGGCGAGTGATGACCTTTCCCTCGCCGCCACCGATCATCATGTACTGATCGGCGTCACTGATGTGACTGTAGATGTTCTTGTCCGGCTCGTCGCGGAAGCGCTCGTCGCCGGCAACTTGAACCCGGCGGTAATTGTAGCCACCGGCGTAGGCTTTTCGCAATACGCGGCATTGGGGGTGGATAAGCATGCCCGGCTCGCCGTCGATCATGCGATTCATCGGCGTGCGCACGGCCTCGATCCGCAGCGTCGGGTCGTTGGTGGGCGCCGGGCGCACGATCAGCTTCTTCGTGGCCAGCAGGTCGAAGGTGGTGCGCTCGTCGTCGTTGCGGGTGTTGCCGGCCGGATCGCCCGTGATGCTGACGATGTGCACTCCCGCGTAGTTCGTGGCGATGTGCACCTGCACCAGGTCGCCGAAGCGCAAGATGCCCATGTTCTCGGTCACCACCTCGCTGTGCTTGCGCCACTGGCCGTTGGGCATCTTCTGCCCGAACACGGCGGCCGGGGTCAGGCCGAAGTCCATGCCCACGTGCAGCCCCAGGCGCGGGTTGAACGTGAACTCGCGGCAGTGCACGTTGTCGCGGTACTCGGGATACACGGGCCGGCCGTCCAGCACGAAGCCGTACTCGGCGTTCACGTACACCTTGATCCACTCGGGTTTTTTGTTGGCCTTGGCCTTCAGGTAGTAGCCGGGCGGCAGGTTCTGCAGGTTCTCGGCGCTCGGGTCCTCGCCGCCTGGCTGGGCGAACCACTCGTACAGGCGCTGGTCGGAGCGAAGCGCGCCGATGCGCTGCAGCTGGTCCTCGAGCTGGGCAATCGCTTCGGTATCCTCGGGCGTCGGGTCCTCGGCCAGGCGATACCACCAGTGGTCCGTATCCGGCGGGTTGGTGTCCATCAGGATCTGCGGGTCGGTGCAGCCGCCCTCCTCGCGCCGCGGAAACCGACCGACGCGGCCCGTGAGCCCGTCCAGGATTGCCTTCGGGACCTCGCGCGCTTCGTTGATCCACGCGTCCGACAGCTCCAGCGACAGCAGCTTGCGCACGTCGTCGGGCCGGTCCAGGGCGATGAACAGCACCTCCCAGTGCGTTTTCGCGGCCGAGTCCTCGATGATGTGCGTCGGCGGGGCGCTGTCGCGGTAGGTCCCCACCGACGGCGGCACCCACTGGTGCCAGGTCTTGATCGTGGTCGTGCGCAGCTCGGCGTAGGTGTTGCGGATGATGGCCGTGCGCCGTCGCACCCAGCCATCCTTCAGTCGCTGCTGCTTCTGCACGTTGCGGATCAATTTCATCACGCATGCGACCGACTTGCCCGAGCCGATGGGGCCCTTGATGCCGGCGACGAACGCGTCGGAGCGAATGAAGGCCTTCGCGACCGGGCCCGGCGGGAAGTAGTCGACGCGGCGGCCGGTGCTGGCCTGGACGATGTCGGTCATTGCCTGCGCACCGGAACGTCGACGATCTCGCGCGTGGCCCGCGCGTCCTTGTTCTTCAGCAGGCCATGGCGCACGGCGAAATACTTGGCAGCGTCGGTCACGCACGTCACGAAGCTTGGGATGTTGGCCTCGAAGTAGCCGGAGAACTTGTTGCCGCCGGCCTCGATGTGCAGGACGTAGATGCCCACGGCGTGCACCGGGGAGCGCTCCAGGACGATGTTGTCGATGATCACGCCGCACCCACTGCACTCGCCGCGATGATCGCCTTGCACAGCGCCCGGTCCTCCTTCACGACCGTGGGCCCGATGCACCCGCCGACGTACTTGCGCGTGCGGATGTCGTTCAGGTCGCGCACCAGCACCTCCTGCACCTCGATGTCGGGCGCCAGGTACAGGCCGCGGCGCAGCATGACGATCTCGCCGGGCAGGCGCGCGACCAGCAGGAAGTAGCCGCGGGGCTTGGCCTTCGTGGGCGCCGGTGTGGCCTTGGGAGTTGCAGTTGCCATGTCAGTCCTTCAGGTGCAGGTGGATGTTGAAAATGCCGACGCTGGACGCTTCCTCGCGATAGAGCCCGAGATACTTGTCCAGCGCGGTGAGGTTTGGGTCCTTGGCCGGGAGCTTGTATTCGTCGATGGTGGTGACGAACTTGCGCGCCTTGCCGCGCCCTTCGAAGTGGCCGCCCAGCTTCACGCCCTGCACTGCGGCGGCCGTGTCGTCGTCCAGCTCGTGCAGCGGGATCGGCGTGCCGTCCGGGCGGAACAGCTTGCGGGCATCGAAGAACGCCAGGCGTGCGCGCTCCTGCAGCACGCGGTCGACGGTGACGTCCAGCTTCGACAGGCCGCGGGTGATCACCTCGCCGATGGCCGCCTTCACGTGCGGGCGCTGCATCAGCTCCCAGGCGGACTGCTTGGCGCGCTTCGGGTTGTAGCCGGCCTTGATCGCGGCCTGGGTCCCGTTGCCGCGGCACAGCGGGTACTCGCGCACGAACTTCGCCTCCATCAGGGAGAGCTTGCGCGGCTTGTCGGCAGGCGGCTTCTTCGCGGTCATGCGGCGCGGTCTCCCTTCGGGCGCATCTGCAGGCTCGCCGGGTTCTTCGTCGTCAGGTGCCAGTCGCCGCACAGCGTGCAGCGGTAGGGACGCTGCGGCTTGCTGTCGGGGAACTTGTGCGCGATCTTGGTGGCGCGGTCGCGCGCATCGTTGCGGCTGCCGTAGCGGACCTTGTCCAGGCACGACCGCACGGCGTGTTCCACCGTGACGGTGCGGCCAATGCGGTCGAAGCCGGATCTCATCGCGTCAGACCTCGAACACGTCGGGCGCCATCCGGCGCTCGATCGCAGACAGCGGCAGCAGCTCGCCCTGCGGCTGTTCCACGTGGAGCGGCGTGATCGTCACCACCACGCGCGCCTCGCCATCGGGCTCCATGCGCTGCGAGTGGATCTCGCGCACCCAGCGGTCGTCCTCGATGGCCACGCCCTTCAGCGCGTCGAAGAGCACCTTGTTCGCGTTGTCCAGGTCCAGGCAGCGCACGTCGTCGTCCCAGGTCAGCGGGTTGCGCTGCGCGCGCCGAGCCCAGTCCTGCGGCCGCTGCGGGTACAGCTTCACGTCGACGCGCACGCGGCCGGCGATCGGTGCGCCGACACGCGCGAGCACGGCAGCCTTCTGCACCTGGCGCTTGTATTCCTTGGCCTCAGCGCTGGGCGCCTGCATCATCCGCGCGCTCTGGCCTTTGCCGAGCACGAACTGCTTCCAGTACCGGTTGGCCGAGATCGGGTAGGGCAGCGTGAGCGTGATCACGATGGCGCCCCCACCAGCCGCTTGATGGCCGCCAGTTCCTGCGAGTCCAGCACCACCCGCCCATCGAGCACCGTGGCGCCTTCCAGCACCATCGTGTCGTTCGACCACAGCGCGGCGCGGAACGTCGGGATCGTGTAGCCCAGGCTGGCAGCACGCCGCGGCGCCTTCGCCTCTGTGGTCCCCGGAAAGAACGGACCAGGCCGCACCTGCACGTCGACGCTGGCCCGACCGATCGGACCATCCGGCTCGAAGTCCTGCGGCAGCGGCAGCGGCTTGCCATTGCCGATGGACCACAGCCACGGCCGGCCCAGCGTGGTGCCGCGGCGGTTGCGCACCAGCCCGGTCTCGACGGCCCGCTTCATCGCCTCGACGAAGCAGCTGGGATCCGCCTCGATCGCAGCGCACAGCGGAACGGTCTGGATCTCGACACCTTCGCCGAGCGACCTGAGGTGTTCGATCGCCCGTGAAGGGACCGATCCGCTGTAGGGTTCGTAAGCCTTTTTCATCGCTCCTCCGCAGAAGTCACGAGTCGTAACCGATGAGCCAGACGGGACCCGTCCAGGTCCCCGGTCACGCGCAGAGCACGCTCTACGGCCTCCCGTGAGACGTCTTCGCCGTCGGCAACCCGGTCCAGCAGGCACAGGGCCCGGCGCACGTGCGGCGCGAACCGGTCGCGGTGCGGCACCTCGAGGAAGGACAGGACGGCGCTCATGCGGCCTTCCTTTCCCGGTGCGTCGACAGCACCTCGACGACGCGGGCACCGAGGAACTCGGTGAGGCGCTTGGCCCAGTCCGCATAGCCCTCTGGCATGTGGCTGTCGCTGACGATGCCGGTGGCGCGGTTGCGCGAGCGGATCGGGCCGGGGCGCAGCTGCTCGGCCCAGTCGCCGACGAGTGGCTCCAGGCGCTCCCATGCGGCGGTGAAGGCGTCGGCCAGCGCCTTCGGATCGGCCGCGATGTCGCCGGTGAGCGCCCGGCGCGCTTCGTTGACCTCGTAGGTGAGGCAGGCCCAGTCCTTCAGCACCTGTGTCACGCGCGGGATGTCGCTGGGCTTGGTGCCGTAGTGCCAGGCGCAGGACCCGGGGCCGCCGTCCTTGCCGCCGCTCGGAAGGATCGTGCCGGGCATCGGGCAGCCGCCGGCGAAGCACGGGTAGCGCAGGCGCTTGGGCTTATCGTCGGAGATCGGGTCGTCGTCGACGCGGCCGCCGCGGTAGCCGTGGGCGTTCTCGTCGAAGTTCGGTCGGGTGGCCATGGGTCAGTCCTCCGCGTGGTACTTGCCTTCGTGCACCTTGGCCCAGTTGCTGGGCAGGATGAGCCACTCGAGCTCGATCACGAACGACGGTTTGTTGGGGTCGCGCGACTGCACGCGGCCGGTGAGAAAGCGGCTTTGCCCGACGTAGGCGAAGAGCTTTCGGAAGTAGGCGAGGCCCTGGTCCTTCGAGCGCCAGCCTTTCTCTGCTGCGGTCTCGCGCCAGCGCGTCTGCAGGTGCTCGCGGCGGGTCTTGTGCCACTTCTTCGGGTCGTGCTGCGGCATGGCTGGGAGGACCTCGCGCCACAGGGCGAGGATCTCGAGGTGCGGGCACTGCGGGGGGGCCGGTGGCACGGCATCGCCGACCAGGTCGACCGGGTCGTCGCCGGCAGGCGAGGACGAGGTACCGTAGGTACCTTCTGTATTTAAACCATTGGGGAGTGGTGTATGGGGAGTGGGGATTGGTGTATGGGTAGCCGTGGCAGGCGTTGCAGTTCCCGTTGCAGGTGGCGTTGCAGGTGAACGAGGATTTGGCGTTGCAGGTGGCGTTGCAGCAGGTGCGCTCGTGCCGCTCCTGATACGTTCCGCAGCGGCCCGCAACTCGGCCATGGGCGTGTTCCATGGCATGTGTAACCCCGCGCCGTTAATGACAAAAAACAGTTCTGCGCGTTCGGCGCGATGGCGCGCGAGGCGGGTGTCCTCGTTCTTCTTCTTGGCCTCGCGCTCGGGTTCTGTGGCTCGAAAGTTTGCGATGACCTCGTCACATTTTTTCTGATGCAGTTCATCACCGACTTGGAAAAAAAACTCGGCTGCTACTGCAGCGACTGCCTTTTTTTCCTCGCGTGTGTGCGCTCGGACCAGCCTGGACAATCGGTCGAGATCGGCCGGCAGCGGCTTCTCCGTGTCGTAGTACCGCCGCAACATGCGGCTGTAGATCCCGTCCTCGCAGGCCGTGAGGTGCGAGGTGTTCTTGTCGTAGTCGCCGATGTGGTGCTCGTAATAATTCACGCGGCACCTCGCTGCGCGCGGATCCTGGCGCGCTCCTCGCGACTCCAGGCGCGCTGGCATTCGACGCACGCGCCGTTCAGGGTGTAGCGCGGGCCGTTGTGGCCCTTCGGACACGGCACGCCGAGCACGTAGGTTGTGCGGTGCTCTCGCACGGCGAGTTGGCGAGGCGACGCCAGCGCCTGCAGTGATTCAGTCATGTCGGCGCGCCTCCGGCACGCTTCGTCGGTGCAGTCCTACCCGGAGCCGGCGCGGCGAGCGCTTCAATCACGCTGGCGCAGTCCGGGCCGCGCGACGGGGTCGGGGCGCGAAGAAGCGGCGTCATGCGAGCACCGCCCTTGCCGCGCGAGCGACGGCCAGCAGGCGCGTCATGGCCCGCGCGAGCACCTTTCCACGCGCATCGCGCACGATGTAGCTCTGGCCCGCTGCACGCTGCGTGCAGCGCCGACCGTAGATCACGACGGTTTGCTCAAGACGCGGCATCACGACCTCACCTCTCGAATCCGCCACTCCATGGAATCGAAGACGATGCGCTGGCCACTGCGATATGCGGGAAACAGCGGGCAGCCAGTGGTCGGCATGCGCCGCGGCGGAACGCGCACCTCGACGGCCTGCCAGCGGCCGCGCCCAGGCGGCACCAACACGAGGGTCACGGCGGCGCTCAGTGCCACGGGTCGCCCTCCACGTTGTCCAGGGCGCGCAGTCCGATGCGCGAGAGCCACACCAGCAGCGCCACCAACAGGATGAACACGACGGCCACGAAGGCCAGCACGATCAGGAATTCACGCATTGGCGCTCTCCTTCGGCAGCCGCACGGGCTTGTCGCCTGGCAGGTGCATCACGCGCATGCCCAGCTCGCGGGCGATGTGGTGCTCCAGGCGCGCGCCCTTGGACTCTTCCCATCCGGGCAGCAGCGCGATCGCCTCGCACGTCAGCAGCAGGGGGATGTCGGCGCGCAGTGCGTCCGCCCAGGCCATGCCGTGGTCCGGGTTCTCCTCGGCCGGGTTGATCACCTCGTGACCGGCGGCGCGCAGGTAGGCGGCGGCCTTGGCAAAGGCCGGAAAATTCAGGGCTTCGATTCCGGACATCGGCCCGGCGAGATAGATTCTCATGTTCCACTCCCCTGCAGCACGCGGCGCAGCGCGGCGTTCTCCTCGCGCGCCAGACGCAGCTCGCGCTGCAGCTCGCTCTCGCGCCGGCGCATCGCGTGCAGGTCCCAGCCGCGGGCGTAGTTCAGGTACAGCAGCGGCGCGTCGTTGCCGCACGCGTCCATCAGGCCGAAGAACTTTTCTTCCTTGATCCCCTCGCCGCCCTGCTTCCAGCGCGTGAGCTGGGTCGCGTCGACCCTCACGCCGTGTTTGCGCAGCGCCTCTTCCAGCTCCTTGTCGTAGCTGTAGCCGGCCAGCTCGGCGCAGTACTCGATGGCCTGCCCGAGCGACTTCTTGCGCACGATCTCCGAGAGGGGAACCTCGACGGCAAGCAGGGTTGGTTGCGTCATGTCCGCAGACCTCCGCAGAAAGATTGCGTGGCGTTGCGAGGCTCGCGCGGGCAAAACTGCGCCGCATGAGGCTCAGCCGTTTCGAAACAGAGGAACCAGGGCGCGCGCATGGCGTGTGCGCCTCAGGCTTGGGGATGGGTGGCGGCGCCCTGCCCTGCCTGCTCGCGCAGCACGTCCCAGGCGACATCGGGGCGCAGTTCCTCGCACCGGACAGCGCCGTCGGTCTCACGCTCGATCAGGGGGCAGTACTCCGCCGGGACGCGATTTCGCAGCCACGACTGGACGGTCTGGTAGCGCTCGACGTTCAGCCGGGAGGCTGCACGAACCGGGCCGCCGAGGAGCCGGACGGCCCTGGCAGTTGGACTTTCAACGTCAGGGGGGACATCCAGTTTCATCGCGGCTCCATGCAAGATTCTCTAGCAATACTAGACCATCTTGCATTGATGCACAAGCCTTCGCAGGAAAAACTTGCGGACATGGACATTCACCAGCAGATCAAGACCGCCCGCGAGAGGAAGGGCTGGTCCATGGAAAGGCTGGCCAGCGAAGTCAGCAAGGCCGAGGAGCTGAAGAAGCCGCTGAGCTGGCAGACCGTTCAGCAGTGGGAAAACGGAGCCTCCGCGCCGAAGCGCACAAGGATGGAGGTCGTTCGCCGCCTGCTGGCACTGGACGACCTTGCCGGGCCGCCGGAGCCTGGGAGCGATTTCGGCGCGCTGACCGACGACGAGCAGCGCTTCGTCGACAACCTGCGTGAGATCCAGGTCGACGAGGACGAGTGGCGGCGCATCCTGGAAGAGGTCGCGATCAAGGCCGCGAAGATTCGCGCGCTCAGGGAGAAACTGCTCGCCCCCCACGGAATCCGCTCAACACCCGCCCGCCACTTCGCGGACGCGAAGAAGACTGAGCTCGCACGCGCCGCACTCGAAGTGACAGAGCAGCTGCGCCAGCGCTCGCTGCTGGACGACATCCCTCCGGAGAAGAGATGATCGTTCGCCAAATCATCGTCGCCACGCTGTTGGCCGCCGCGGTCGCCGGCTGCGCAACGAAGACATACGGGCGACTCGGCCCGCTCACATCCTTCGAGAAGGAATCGATGACTTGCCGCGAGATTGCGCTCGACGCGGCCCGCACGAATGGCTTCGTCGAGCGCGTGACAACCGAGGCGCAGTTCAGCGGGAAGGACGTGCTGGCGTTCCTGGGCGACTTCGGAATCGGCAATTCGATGGAGCGCCAAGCGGCGATGGAAAGCGCGACCACTCGACAGAAGCAGCTGGAAGAGTTGCGCGTCGCGAAGAAATGCAGCGCGTAGCACTGCTGTGCTTCATGTGCGTCGCGGTTGTCAGTGCTCGCGCGCAAGACCAATACGCAGAAGCAACGCGCAAATATTTCGAATGCGCGAAGTCGGGCATCGCGTCGCTCGACGACCATCAATCCGACGCCGCCACGGTGGCGATTGGGTTGTACGGCCTGTGTCGCCGAGCGTTTGCCAACGCTGCGATCGACGTGCAGAGAGAAAACGCGATGGCAGAGGCGCTGAGGCCGCACCTGATTCAGATGATCCTGGCTCAGCGCGTTGCTGATCGCAAGAAATGAGCGCCCTGCGATTGACGGCGGCGTTGATCGTAGCGCTGCCTTTAGTTTCGAAAGCGCACCAAGAGCGTTCTGCGGTTGAGCGCGCCGCCTTTGAGCGCGAGCACCCCTGCCCTTCGACTGGCCGACGCCGGGGCTCGTGCCCTGGTTACGTGATCGACCACGTGCGGCCGCTGTGCGCCGGCGGCCCGGATCGCCGGACGAACATGCAGTGGCAGACGGTTGCGGCTGCGGTCCGCAAGGACGCCGACGAGCGCCGGCTTTGTCGCTCGCTCAGGAGAAAATGATGTTCCCTGACCAAGGCCCCGTTTATCCCGTGTTCGCGCGCGACTGCATTCATCTTGTGCTGCCGCGACCTGATGACGGCTCCGGAACCTTCAATCTAAACCTCATTGCGACACTGACGGCTGCCCAAGCTCGCGTGCTCGGCGCCAGCCTGATCGAACTCGCGGCCGCTGTCGAGCGCCAGTCTAGAAATGCATCCTGACTGGCATCGTGTTCCAGCTGAAATTTGGGCCGTTCCAGTGAGATAGCAGCGTCCCCGGCGGGCAGGTCACCACGTCACCGGGTCTCGCCGTAGCCATCGCTTGACAGAGCGCCTCGCGCTCGCCCGGTGCTGGGCACTCTGGAATCGTTATCTCCCGTGCCGGCTGTGCGGGAATCGTCAACTTGATGTCCATCGCTCTCTCCTAGCCCGCCTCGCGCGGGCTTTTTCACGCCCGGAACTGCCCCGCTGACTACCGTTCGTCGGATTGTTGGGGCGGCTCCATGCAAGTTTCTCTTGCATTACTAGATTTCCTTGTGCACAATTATATCCACGCCCACGAACCGGGCGGCAGGAGAGACAGATGGCGAAGAGACAGGTGGAGCAAGCGGCTCAGGTCGTGCTGGCGTACAAGGGCTTCGACTCGAAGCTGTGCTGCCACGGCGGCGGCGTGCCGTTCCAGTTCGAACTCGGCAAGACCTACGAGCACAAGGGCGAAGTCAAGGCGTGCGAGGGCGGCTTCCACGCCTGCGAGCACCCGCTGGACGTCTTCGCCTACTACCCGCCGGCCGGTTCGCGCTTCGCGATCGTCGAGCAGTCCGGCGAGATCGCGCGGCACGACGGCGACACGAAGGTCGCGAGCTCTCGCATCCACATCAAGGCCGAAATTGACTTCGCCGGGCTGATCAAGGCCGCGGTCGAAGACACGTTCAGCCGCGCGAAACCGATCGATCCGGAGTCGCCAGCGCTGTCCGATGCGGAGCAGGGCCACGCGAGCGCCACCGGGGACAGAGGCGCGGCGAGCGCCACCGGGGACAGAGGCGCGGCGAGCGCCACCGGGGACAGAGGCGCGGCGAGCGCCACCGGGGACAGAGGCGCGGCGAGCGCCACCGGGTACAGCGGCGCGGCGAGCGCCACCGGCAAGCACGGGGCCGCGATGGCGTCCGGCCGCGATGGCCGCGCGATGGCCGCCGAAGGCTGCGCGCTGTTCCTCGTGGAACGTGACAGCCAATGGACGATCGTTGCCGCGTGGGCCGGCGTCGCCGGGCGCGACGGTGTCAAGGCGAACGTCTGGTACACGCTCGAAGCGGGCAAACCGGTCGAGGTGACATCGTGAGCGCGATCCTCGAACAAGCCCTGGACCCGGAACGCCGGGCCGCGTGCCGCGCGAACGACAGCACGCAGCAGGTGCTGGCGCGCATGGAGGCCGACGAGCGCGAGCGCGTCGCTGCTGAGGCGCTGCTGCGCCAGCTCTTCGCCGGAGCTGTGCAGCACGGCGACGTGACGGCGCGGGCCCTGTTCGCGCGGCGCGGTGAGCCGGCGCCGCTGGTGTGGGAGCTGATCGAAGACGCGCTGACGTACAGCGACTTCGGCAAGCGGGCAATGCAGGTGCTGGTGAACGCGGCGAACGGTCGCGGGTGCCAGCGCGACGCGCAGCAGCTGCTGGCCGAGGCTGGGGCGAAGTGGGCGGACATGCAGGCGGACTTCGCATGAGCGCGGCCACGCACACCCCTGGGCCGTGGACCATGGAAACGGTCCGCACCTCTGTCGGCGTCTGCTTCAAGGTCGGCCCGTTCCCGTGGAAGCGGGGCAAGCTGAATCACGCCTGCATCTACGCGGACTATCCAGGCAACGGCCCGGAGTATCACGAACTCGTCGCCAACGCCCGCCTGATCGCCGCCGCTCCCGAGCTGCTGGAGGCGCTGCATACGTGTGTCGCTGCGATTGAGCGCACCCACCACGTAGACCAAGCCGGCCGGTTGGCCGCCGCCGATGTTGCCCGCGCCGCCATCGCCAAGGCCACTGGAGCCGCGTCGTGACCTCCGCCCTCTACCCCACCCGCGAGAGCGACGGCCCGGCCCACGTCGGCACGATGCTCGACCTGCGCGCGCTGCGCATCCAGACCGCCCGCGACAACACGGTCCGCTGCCTGCGGCAAGCCCGCGCGGCACGGATCGCCGGCAACGCCAGCGCGTGGGAGTGGGCCATGCGCGGCGCCGCAGCGTGGCGCAGGAAGCTGGCGAAGGTGCTGCCGTGATCCGCCGCTCCGGCATCTATCCCGTCTGGCGCGAGGCCGCGATCCTGGGCTTTCGCTGGGCCCTTCACGACCTGCAGCGCAAGGACCCGACGCACCCGGACCTGCCCTACATCGTGCTGCGCCTGCGCACGCTCCTGGACGAACGCGCGGCGCAGCCCCCTTCCATTCTTCGAAAGGCTTGGCAATGGCTGTAGCTGAAAAATCCCGCTGCGAACAGAACCCGGGCATGTGCTGCAAAGACCCGGCCTGCCCCGACAAGCACTGCCCGGGCCGCATGGAGGCGCACCTGCACCGCGTGATGTCGATGCCGATCGAGCCCGCGCTGGTGGCCGCACCGGTTCAGCCCGCGCCCCTGCTGCCCGCGCCGATCCGCTACGTCGCCGGCTACCTGTCGGTGTACCTGCGCTGGTGGGACCATGCCGCCGCCAAGCGCAACGGGCAGCTGGCCTCGCGCACGATCCCGAAGGCGCGGTCATGAGCACGAGAATCCGCGCCAGCTCGCTGCCCGAACTCTTCGACTGCCCGGCGCGCTGGGCTGCCAAGCAGATCGACGGCAAGCGCATGCCGATGTCCGGCAAGGCCGCGCTCGGCAAGGCGATCCACGCCAGCACCGGCGCCTTCGACTCGGCCCGCGTGCTCGGCTCCCCCATCACAGCCGATGAAGCAGCAGCCGCCGCGGTCGACGCCCTGCACCACCCGACAGAGGATGTCGACTGGGACGAAGACAAGCCGCAGGCCGCCGAAAAGGTCGCGCTGGCGCTGCACGGCAAGTACTGCGGCGAGATCGCGCCGGCGCAGGACTATGTCGGCGTCGAGGCCACGTGCGAGGCGCTGGAGATCACCGACCTGGGCATCGTGTTGACCGGCACCATCGACCGCGTCTACCGCGCCGCGGACGGATCCCTGGGCATCGCCGACCTGAAGACCGGCAAGACGGCCGTGAACGCGCAGGGCGAGGTGAAGACGCAGGGCCACGGCCTGCAGCTGGCCACCTACGAACTTCTCGCCGAGGTCGCGATCCAGCAGCGCATCGAAGCGCCGGCGCGCGTGATCGGCATGCAGACCGGTGCCACCGAGCGCGCGCAGCGCATCGCCATCGGCGAGATCGACAGCCCGCGCGACATGTTGATCGGCACGCCCGAGGCGCCAGGCGCGCTGCAGCACGCTGCCCGCTTCATCCAGTCGGGCCTGTTCTACGGCAACCCGCGCAGCCAGCTGTGCGGCGAGAAGTACTGCCCGATCCACGCCACCTGCAGCTTCCGCAAGTGAGCACGACCCCAGTTTTTCACCACGGCCAGGAGGGCCAACAACCATGACCGCTACCGCTACCCTCGACAACCTGCAGGCCAACAAGGCTGCGAACTTGCCCGCGGCGGCGCCGCTGCCCGGCCCGCGCGACATGGCCGTGATGCCCGGCTTCAACAGCGCCAGCAGCTGGGACCTCGCCCAGCGCATCGGCAAGGCCTTCGCGGCTTCCACGCTCGTGCCGCAGCAGTACCAGGGCAACCTGGCGAACTGCATCGTGGCCCTGGAGATGGCCAACCGCATGGGCGCCTCGCCGCTGATGGTGATGCAAAACCTCTACATCGTGCACGGCAACCCCGGGTGGTCCTCGAAGTTCCTGGTGGCCTGCTTCAACCAGTGCGGCCGGTTCTCGGCGATGCGCTACGAATTCGTCGGCACGCCCGGCAGCAAGGACTGGGGCTGCCGCGCCTGGGCCGTCGAGAAGGTCACCGGCGAGAAGCTGGTGGGCGCCACGATCACCATCGCCATGGCCGATGCCGAGCAGTGGTCGACGAAGTCCGGCAGCAAGTGGAAGACGATGCCCGAGCAGATGCTGATGTACCGCGCGGCCGCCTTCTTTGTGCGGGCATACGCGCCAGAGATCAGCATGGGCCTGCGCTCGGTCGACGAGATCGAGGACGGCGTGATCGACGCGGCGCCTGGCAGCGTCACCAGCATCGGCGACCTGCAGGAATACCAGCAGCACACCGCTGCCGCGCCGGTGATCGATCCGGCCGACAACCCCGAGACCGGCGCCGAGGCGCTGCCTCCGCTCACGCACGACCAGGTGAAGAAGCACCTGGAGAACGCGAAGACCGGCGAGGCGCTGGACGGTGCGCGCGCGCTCATCGCCCGCGTGATCGACGCTGAGGACCAGGCCCGCCTCAATGCGCTGGCGTCCAGGCGCTTCGCTGCGATCAGCAAGGGGGAATGACGCCATGCACGCCCTCTTCTACGACACCGAGACCACGGGCCTTCCGCTGTTTCGCGAGCCCTCCGAGCACCCGGGCCAGCCGCACATCGTGCAGCTCGCGGCGGCGCTGGTGAACATGGAGACGCGCGCAACGGTGGCCAGCATCGATGTCATCGTGCGGCCCGATGGCTGGACGATCCCCGACCAGGTCGCGGCGATCCACGGCATCACGACGGAACGCGCGATGGACGAGGGCGTGCCCGAGCCGCTCGCGCTGGACATGCTGCTGGACCTGTGGGGCGGCCGGCGCCTGCGCATCGCGCACAACGAGCCGTTCGACGCGAGGATCGTGCGCATCGCCGCCAAGCGCCACCGCGCCGACATGGCGGACCCGTGGGAAGCCGGCAAGGCCGAGTGCACGGCGCAGATGGCCACGCCGATCCTGAAGCTGCCGCCCACGCCGAAGATGATCGCGGCCGGCTTCACCAAGTTCAAGACAGCGAACCTGGGCGAGGCGTACCAGCACTTCCTGGGCAAGCAGCTCGAGGACGCGCACAGCGCGATGCCCGACGTGCAGGCCTGCATGGCCGTGTACTTCGCGATCAAGGAACGCGAGGCGGTGCCGGCATGACAGCCACCTGGCCCTTCCCCACCTCCGCCCACACCGATTCCCCACCAGCCCAGAAAGGCACCCGCACCATGGCTTTCGAACTTGAATCCCCGACGCAGGCCAAGCTCGTCGACGTCATCGTCCTGTCCGACAAGGACCGCGCACCCGACACGAACCCGGGCGTCGGCCTGGACTTCAGCATGACCGTCTCGAACGACATGCTCACGATGTTCGACGGCGGCCTGCGCTCGGCGCTGTTCTGCAAGACGGCCGCCAGCTCGGCGCCGGCGCAAGGAACGCTCGAAGGCGTGCCGGCAGTGTCGGACATGCCCAACCTCACCGGCATCGGCAAGGCGATCGGGCAGTTCGGCTGGGACCTGGAGCTCACCGGCTACGACGTGACGCTCGACCATGGCATGGGCGGGCCGAAGTCGAACATCTCACTGGAGGACTGCAAGCTGACGAACTGGCGCTTCAAGTGCAAGGAAGGCGGCAGCGTCGAGATGAAGTTCCGCGTCGAGTCGCCCGACGTGAACGAGAAGACGCACGGCAAGCTGGCGCTGCTGAAGACTCGCGAGTTCCCGATCCTGCTGACGGCTCCGGTGGTGCAGCAGCAGGAAGTGGAGGCGTAAGGCGATGCGGGCCGTGGATCTCTTCGCGGGCGCCGGCGGCTTCACAACTGGCGCAGCTATGGCCGGCTGCACGGTCGTGTGGGCCGCGAACCACTGGCGCGCGGCTGTCGAGATCCACGCGGCCAATCACCCGGGCACCGTGCACGCCTGCCAGGACCTGCATCAGTGCGACTGGACCACCGTGCCGGCGCATGACCTCCTGATGGCATCCCCGGCCTGCCAGGGCCACAGCCGAGCGCGCGGCAAGGATCGGCCGCACCACGACGCGATGCGCAGCACGGCATGGGCCGTCGTCTCCGCTGCCGAGTGCCACCGGCCGGCCGTCGCCCTGGTCGAGAACGTGCCGGACTTCGCCCGCTGGACGCTGTTCCCGGCGTGGTGCGCGGCTATGAACGCGCTGGGCTATGCGATCGCGCCGCACCTAATCGACGCCGCGGAACATGGTGTGCCGCAGCACCGCGAACGCCTGTTCCTAGTCCTGACGCGCAGCAAGCACCCGCTCGAGTTGAGCCTGCCGCGCCGCGCGCACGTGCCGGCCAGCAGCGTGATCGACTTCGGTGCTCCTGGCTGGTCACCAATCCACAAGCCAGGCCGGTCGCTGGCCACCCTGCAGCGCATTGCAGCCGGCCGCGCGCGCTTCGGTGACCGGTTCGTGATGCCGTATTACGGCAGCGGCTCGGGCCTGACCGGTCGCAGCCTGGACCGGCCGATCGGGACGATCACCACGAAGGCGCGATGGGCCGTGGTGGACGGCGACCGCATGCGCATGACCAGCATTCCGGAGAACCGCGACTTCATGGGCTTTCCAGTGGACTACCTGCTGCCGGCCAGCGTGCCCGAGGCGAACTTCATGCTTGGCAATGCGGTGTGTCCGAAGGTGGCCAGAGACGTCATCAACAAGATCAGGGAGACCGCGTGAGCCAGCAGTACCTAGAATTCCTGCGCGACAAGATCAAGCTCGCGCACTTCGACGGCTTCGATGTGCCGCTCGAGGAGATCAACCCCGCCCTGAAGCCGCACACCCGCGATATCGTGAAGTGGGCCGCCAAGGGTGGCAACCGCGCCATCTTCGCCAGCTTCGGACTGCACAAGACGGCAACGCAGCTGGAACTGATGCGCCTGATCGGCGTGCACCGGCCCGGATTGCGCTTGCAGGTCCTGCCGCTGGGCGTGCGCCAGGAGTTCTACCGCGAGGCCGCACAGCGGTTCCACGGTGACTTCGCGATCGACCTGCGCTTCATCCGCTCGGACAGCGAGATCGGCGACGAGCGCACGATCTACATGACCAACTACGAGAGCGTGCGCGAGGGCAAGCTCGACCCGTCGAAGTTCCGCGCCGCCAGCCTGGACGAGGCGAGCGTGCTGCGCAGCTACGGCAGCAAGACCTATCAGGAGTTCCTGCCCGCCTTCGCGCCGGTGGAGTTCAAGTTCGTGGCCACCGCCACGCCGAGCCCGAACCGGTTCAAGGAGCTGATCCACTATGCCGGCTACCTGGGCGTGATGGACACCGGGCAGGCCCTGACGCGGTTCTTCCAGCGTGACAGCGAGAAGGCGGGCAACCTCACGCTGTACCCGCACAAGGAACAGGAGTTCTGGCTGTGGGTGGCGAGCTGGGCGGTTTTCATCCAGCGCCCCAGCGACCTGGGCCACAGCGACGAGGGTTACGTGCTGCCGGAGTTGGACGTGCGCTATCACGAGGTGCCCAGCGACTATGCCGCCGCCGGCGCCGAGAAGAATGGCCAGGGCCTGCTGATCCCGGACGTGGCGATGGGGCTGTCGGCCGCCGCCACCGAGAAGCGAAACAGCATGCCGGCACGGGTCGCCAAAGCCGCGGCGATCGTGCAGGCCGACCCGCAGGACCACTTCATCGTCTGGCACGACCTCGAGGACGAGCGGCATGCCCTGCAGGCGGCCCTGCCCGAGGCGGTGAGCGTGTGGGGCACCCAGGACCTGGAGGAGCGCGAGCAGCGCATCGTCGACTTCAGCGACGGCCGCCACAGGATCCTGTCGACGAAGCCGATCATCGCCGGCAGCGGGTGCAACTTCCAGAGGCACTGCCACCGCGAGGTGTTCGCCGGCGTCAGCTTCAAGTTCAACGACTTCATCCAGTCGATCCACCGCGTGCAGCGCTTCGGCCAGGAGCGGCCGGTGCGCATCGACATCGTGCAGACCGAGTCCGAGCGCGAGGTCCTCAAGACGCTGCGCGAGAAGTGGGCTCGGCACGACGAGATGCAGGCGAAGATGGCCGAGATCATCCGCACCTACGGCCTGAGCCACGTTGCCATGCAGGACACGCTGGCCAGGTCGATCGGCATCGAGCGCAAGGTAGTCAGCGGCGAGCACTTCACCGTGGCGAACAACGACTGCGTCCTGGAAGCCATGGAGCAGCCGGAGAACAGCGTCGACCTGATCGTGACCTCCATCCCGTTCGCGAACCACTACGAATACACGCCGAGCTACAACGACTTCGGCCACACCCAGGACAACAGCCACTTCTGGCAGCAGATGGACTTCCTCACGCCCGAGCTGCTGCGGATCCTGAAGCCTGGCCGCATGTACTGCTGCCACGTGAAGGACCGGATCAACTTCGGCAACGTCACCGGGGCCGGCGTGCCCACGGTGAGCCCGTTCCACGCCGAGGCGCTGTTCCATGGCTTGAAGCACGGCTTCGACTACATGGGGATGATCACGGTGGTGACCGACGTGGTCCGGGAGAACAACCAGACCTATCGGCTCGGCTACACCGAGATGTGCAAGGACGGCACGAAGATGGGCGCCGGCTCGCCGGAATACATCCTGCTGTTCCACAAGCCGCAGAGCGACCGCACGCGCGGCTACGCCGATCAGCCGGTGGTCAAGCGCAAGGACGAATACAGCCTGGCGCGCTGGCAGGTCGACGCGCACGCCTTCTGGCGCTCCAGCGGCAACCGCCTGCTGACCGCCGAGGAGATGGCGCAGATGGGCCCGGCCAAGCTGGCCAAGTACTTCACCGAGGACAGCCTGCGCCGGGTCTACGACTTCGAGCACCACGTGAAGATCGGCGAGGATCTGCTCGCACGCGGCGCGCTGCCTTCCACCTTCATGAGCCTCGCGCCGGGCAGCCACTGCGCCGACGTGTGGCACGACGTGAACCGCATGCGCACGCTCAACGGCGAGCAGAGCAACCGGGCCGTCGAGAAGCACGTCTGCCCCCTGCAGTTCGACATCGTCGACCGCCTGATCGAGCGATACAGCAACAAGGGCGATCTGGTTTATGACCCGTTCTGCGGGCTGGGCACGGTGCCGGTGCGGGCGATCAAGGCCGGGCGGCGCGGCGGCGGGTCGGAGCTGTCCGCCGCGTACTTCGCTGACCAGGTGCACTACCTGCGCGCGATCGAGCGCGAGGTCAGCATGCCGACGCTGTTCGACCTGGATGAACCGGTACCGCTGAAAGAGGCCGCCTGATGATCACCGAACCCCTCACCTGGCACATCCTCGCCGACAACCCCGCGGACCTGCCGGACGCCGACCTCACCGTGATGATCGAGCTGGATCCGGCCAGCGACTACAGCGAGCCGGTGTTCATGGGCTCGTGGGATGGCGAGGCCTGGCGCGACGTGCACGGCGTCGAGGTGCCGGTGATTGCCTGGGCTGACGTGCCGCGCGGCACCGCTAGCGTGCTGGCGCCCCCCGCGTGCGTCTGCGACAACGGGCACCGCCCGACAAACAGTGAATGCCCAGTGAATGCAAACGGCCCCACCTTTGGCGCTCCGGCGTCGCTGCCGTGCTGCCCGCCGGGCGAACCGCATGCGTTCGACTGCCCCAATGGCGTGCCACCGTCCGTCGCGCGAGTCGGCGATTGCATCGAATGCGATGTGCGCGAACCGGCGCCGCGCACGATCCGCCTGAAGCTGGAAACCGAGGCAGCGACGCTCTACGCAAACGAACTGCTCCAGAACCCGGCGAGCGGTTGGCGCAAAGCCGTTGCTGGCGTGCTGGCGTTGGATGAACGCAAAGAGCGGATCGAGCAGGAAATTCGACAAGTGGCACGCCAGAGCAAAGGCACGTTGCCCGGTGGCTCTGGCGTGCCGGCGTCGAAAGCGATCCCGTGCGGCCGGCCTGCAAAGGGCTTGTGTCAGCGCGGCGCTGAGTGCTGGTGCGGCTGGGACAACGTGGCGCAAGCGTGTGTTGCTGCTGAATGCCGCTGTGCCACCCCTGGCGTGACGGAGCCCCAACCGTCGAGGAAGGAACCGTGAAGCTGTACTTCGAAAAGTCCGAGTTGCCAGACGCGACCACGCTGGCCGAGAGCACGATCGACGAGGAGATCCGCCAGGGCCGGTTTCCACGTCCGCGCCAGCTCGCCGGCCGGCGGGTTGGCTACCTAGTCGAGGAGGTGGTCGAGTGGGCCCGCACGCGGCCCGTGTCCGACCAGCTGCCGCCACCCAACACCGGAGCTAAGAAGCCGCGGCCGCCCGCGCCAGCTCCTCAAGTCGGGCATCAAGGCGCGTGAGCCAGTCCAGCCGCTCGGCATCGTAGCCATGCCGGTTATAGACCCCGAC